CCTATGGATGAAGTTTTGGCACCATTAATGCAACAAAAAAAACAAGGTGGCAAAATAGAATATGAAGATGGTGGTAGAGTTTCAGTTAAAAGTAAACTTATAGATGCTATGTCGGAATCTAACGGTGTATCAAAAGAATACTCTCGTTCAGATTTAGAAACATTAGATTTAGATACTTTAGAGCGCCTACAGAGTACAATGATGGAAAGAAACACTGGAGACCAGTATAGTGGTATAGAAGATGCACTTCTTTCAAGGCCCGGAAGTGCGGATATAGGAGAGAGAAGAACATACGCTAATAGGTTTGATGTTAGAGAAGGGTTTGGGCCAGAAGGGAGAACTGGGACAGCTACAGAACGACTTAGTTTAGGCTCTTTACCCGGATTTGCAGCAATATCTAATTTAGCTTCTCGCGCCGGAGTAAATCCAGAAGGTGTTATGGGTCGTGTTTTAAATGCTCCACTACCCATTCAAAGAACCGCTGATATTGGGACTGGAGATGTTTCATATGCTTTGACAAGGCGACAGGGTGGCCCAGTAGATTATTATCAAACTGGTGGCGAGGCAACTCCAACATGGGGTGAAAGATTTGTAAAGCGTTTCCCATCTCAACATCAAGACCCTGAGCGGGCAGCGGGACAACAACAAGGTCTTGCCAACCTGATAGATTTCTTCGCCCCTCAAAGTGCGGCAGAAGTTGGTTTAACATTAGCAGCTGGCCCGATTGCAGGAAAAGTTTTAAAAGGAGCTAAAACATTACCGAAGTTAAGCAAAAAGGCAAAAGAGTTTCTTAAAAAAAGCAGAAAAGGTGAGCGATTTGAAGAATTTGATAGGGCGGAATCTGGAATGGCTGGCCCAATAGACTGGTCAGGAACTTCCCCCAAAACAATCGAGGGGCAAACAAAATTAGAACAAGCAAAAATGGAATATGCTAGAAGAAAAAAATTAGCTTCAGAAATGGATATGTTTCAAGGAAAGTATGCAGAAGATATAGCGGGAGGTTTAAATCCATATGATAACCCAACCGTTGAAGCATTTATGGATGATGCTATTTATAATAGCGGTATGGATTTAGCAGAAGCTCTAGCTGCAAGAAAGGCAAGATTTGGTTATCAAACCGGTGGTCAAGTACAACCACGTAAGCAACAAGAAATGCGCAATCCAGCAATGTATTATGGCCCCCCTATTGGATTGATGGGGCCAGACTCAAGTGTACATAACGAAGCGCAGGGTGAGTATGAAGCTTTTATGGATTCTTTAGAAACAAAAAGGAATACCAATCCATTTACAGGTAAGCCTATGGATACCGACGCGGACATTAAAAGATTATTAGAACGAATGAAACAGTCTAAGATACCTCGCTCCGGTCAAAGAATGATTATGAGACAAGGTGGCCCTATACCATATCAAAATGGTGGAGAAATACCAGATGCGCGGATGATGAGACCGAGCCCGGAAGCGCAAGAAAGACTATTAAACGATTTAAGAGCCCAAGGGGCGATTATGGGTGATAACCCCGGAGATAGAGGGGGTTATTTCCCTCTAGCCAGTCAGGTAGAGCCAGATGCTTTAATGGGTACAATTCGCTCAGACAGACGGATAAAGCCATTAGAACCTGATACATATATACAAAGAATACCCAACGCTGGTAGATTTGATAAGTCAGGTATGCAATTTCCAGTATACCAAGAAGAAGTATCGCAAGTACCAAAACTATCTACAGCTTACCTAGCGTCCTTTGGTATGGAAACTCCTTTATCTAGGGAACAACAAGCTTTATTGCAGAGAAAAATGATAGCACCAGAAACATTAAACCCAAAGGTAAAAGGTTTAATCAATAGAGCGCTAGTTCAGCGCCTAGCAAATGAAGAGGATTAATGGTATTAGAAACAGATAAACGAGCAGACTATAATCAAGAACTATACCGCCGATGGAGAGACGCACGTTCTGAGTGGGATAAAGAAGCTCGCCAAGATGTTGATTTCTATCATGGGAATCATTTTACAGACGAGGAAGTAGATGAACTACAATCTCGTAACCAAGCTGACGTTCCAATGGATAGAATTGGGCCAGCGATTGAAAAATTTAAAGCTGTATTAACTTCCAGACCACCAGCATTTACCCTAACACCTAGAGAAGATTCTGATGTAAAGGTTGCTTCTGTATGGAGAACCATTATGGGATATGTCTGGGGCAACTCCAATGGAGACTGGCAGTTAAAACAAGCAATACATGATTATGCCACAACAGGCATGGGATATCTATATACATATATAGACCCAGAATCAGACTTTGGTAGAGGCGATGTGAAGTTCACATACGTCAACCCATTTAGGGTGTATGTCTCTCCGAATACTCGCAACCGATGGTATGATGACGCTGAAGGTGTTATCCTCTCTACAATCCTTACCGGTGAACAGGTCATGAGCCTCTACCCAGAATTAGGCGAGCAAGAAAACCCAGAGACAGGGGAAAAAGAAGCAGGCATCATTCAAGATTTAGAGACATATCTTGAAGAGGATTACCCATCTGCTATGAATAGCAATAGCAAAAAGGTGTTTACTCCTGCCGATACAAAAGACTTAGATTACTTTGACCGTAATAAATATCAAGTTTTAGAGCGTTTCTATAAAGTAAAGGTTACCTTCTATCGTGTGATTGATATGCAAACTGGTGAAGAAGCGGTTTTTGGTGAGGATGAATATCAAGAGTTTATAGAAAGCAATCAAGAGCAGGTAGAAGCAAGTCAGTATGAAGTTATTCCGGTTAAGCAAACTCGCGTTAAGGTATGTGCAAGTATTGGTCAAATTGTTTTATATGAGACTATTCTTAATACTGACCACTATCCGGTCATCCCTATTCCGAATATATTTACAGAAACCCCGTATCCAAAGTCAGATGTATCGCGTGCTAGACCGATGCAACGTCTTCTTAATAAGCTTTGGTCACTTGCTCTTTCCCATGCTCAAGCGTCTGGTGGACTTAAATTACTTGTCCCACTAGGTAGCGTAGAGGATATTGGACAATTAGAAAGAGATTGGGCAAACCCAAACGCGGTTATAGAGGTAGACTCTACGCAAGGAGAACCACACTTCCCTGCCCCTCAACCATTAGCAGGTGAGTTTTATAGACTAATTCAACAGTGTGAGTTCTATATTGATTTTACATTTGGTCTTCCTGAGATGATGCACGGATTCTCAGAGAAAGCACCCGAGACGGTTAAAGGTACAGAGCGTATGATTGCGCTTGGAACCGAAAGACCAAAATCTAAACTAAGAGATATTGAGTTTAGTATCAATAGATTAGGTCAGGTCTTATACAACCTTTCTAAAGGTCATTACACTTATAAAAAGATGTTCCGTCTCAATAGTGCAAACAATGACATGACCGAAGCAATGGTCAATACATACGATGATAAGACTGGTGCTATTTTAGACATTAAAAAAGAACGTCATAATCTAGGCCAGCACGATTTAAGAATTGAACCCGGCTCTACATTGCCAACTAATAAGTGGGCAGAGCTAGGTGTATACATGGAAGCTTATCAAATGGGTATCGTGGATAAGTTTGAAGTGTTGAAAAAGAACCCAGAAATATTTGATAAAGAAGGTATCATGCGCCGAACAGAAGAAAAACAGTTAATGCAACAACAAGTTCAGGCCATGGAAGAGCAGATAAAGAATTTGGAGGGAGACCTCCAGACCGCCCAAAGGGAGTCTGTAAGCGACAGAAAACGGGTTGAGGTTGAGAAATTTAAATCTCGACTCGCAGATATCGCATCAGACGCCAAAGCTGACAGAAGAGTTCAGTTAAACAATCTACAATCAAAGGTGAAGCTCGAAGCGGAGAAATTAGCGAATGTTCGACAGGATGCTAGTTCTACTCCAGAAGCTTAGAGACATCTATTAAGGAGATATAATGGACAATACACAGACAGAGGCCGTTCAACAAGCTGATGGTTTAGTTGACAGTGGCCCAAGTATAGTTGAAGAAGTAAGAGCAGAAGCTGACGAACAATACGTTGAATCAGCCGAAACAGTTGCGCCAGAGATGGCACCAACTGAAGAACCAGTGGATTTTTCAGCTCCAGAAGTTGAAAATACCAGTGAGACAATTCCGGCAGGAGAGTGGGAAGTTGAAGCCCGCAAATTCCAATCAATGTATGACAGAACCCAAGCTGAAAACGATAAACTAAAGAGGCTAGAGCCCCTTGGTGAATTGTTAGAATCTAGGCCTGACTTAGTAGATGTCTTACAACAAAACTTGAACGGACAACCACAACAACAAGCGCCACAGCAACAAGCTCAGCAAGGTTTACCTGCTGAGGATTTTAACCCTTGGGATGCTTACTATAACCCTGAGTCACCATCATTTAAATTCAGAATGAATCAAGATGTGAACATGATGAATAATGTGGTGCACAATGCGTTAGGTGAGCAGAAACGACAGATGACAGAAGAGATAACCTACAACAATACGGTGAACGAACTACGAAACACATATAAAATGTCAGATAATGACGTTCAAGACTTTATGGGTTTTGTTTCACAACCGAAAGAACAAGTGGGTTTATCGAATCTGGTAAAGCTATATAGGGACGTTAACAAAAAAGGTAACGCCCCAGAGACGGCACAAGCAGTGAAAGCTGCTCAAAACCAGCCACGTACAGCTGGAGTCCTACAAGGTGGAGCACCTAGCTCCCCTAAGTCTGAAGAAAATCAGGTGTGGGATAACATTGTAAATGCTGGAAGCCGTAATAGCGTACTTTAAAACAATAAACTGAGGAAGGATATATAATATGGCAACATATAACAATCCCGGCCCGTTAAAGTTTGCTGACCCCGGTGCGGTCATATCGAGCACGATTCCGTCAAGGCGGCTATATAATTTCAGTGACAGAGTTGCTGATTTAGCCCCTGATGAATCTCCGTTCTTTGTGTACCTATCTAAGGTCGCTAAAGTTCCAACGGACGACCCCCAGTTCCGATGGTTAAAAGACCGTAATAAGATACAAATGTCTGAGAGAAG